CACCTGTCCTAGTGAAACGAGTCAACATATTTTATTCAAATAGAGAGTTAAATAATGGGTAGTAAGGTTACACATAAAGCACAATGTCCTCGCTGTGCTAGTAAAGGAGAGGATAATAACAAAGATAACTTAGGTGTCTTTGATGATGGACACACTTATTGTTTCAAGTGTCAATACTATACACCACCTACTTCTGCAAATGGAAAGTATGGTCAGACTCCAGGGGGGGTGAATAGAAAAATAGATGATGACAGTTGGCGTGAGAAATACATTGGTGACTACCATCACTTAACAGACAGACACATTCGTGCTGAGACTTTGGAAAGATACAAGGTCAAGGTAGAGATTGATGATAGTGGTAAAGATATTAAGCACCACTATCCATACTTCAATCAAGATGGACAGATGTGTGGTATCAAGACTCGTCTTGTGCAAGGCAAGAGATTCTTTGGGTCGGGCAACACAGATAAAACTAACCAACTCTTTGGTCAACATATGGTCAAGGCAGGTGGTGTTGCACTCACAATATGTGAAGGTGAGTTGGACGCTATGTCCGCCTATGAAATGTTTGGTAACAGATATAACTTTGTGTCAATCAATAACGGTGCTAATTGTATTGACAACATCAAGGCTAACTTAGAATTTATAGATAGCTTTGAGTCTGTTGTCCTCTGCTTTGATGATGATGAAGCAGGTAGGACAGCGGCAAAGAAAGTAGCACCTATTATTGGTCAGAACAAATGTAAGATACTGACACTACAAAAACATAAGGATGCTAGTGAGTACCTGATGGCAGGTGATGGTAAGTTATTCCAACAAGAATGGTGGGAAGCAAAACCATACACAGTCTCAGGTGTAGCAACAGTAGATGATATGCGACTAGCACTCCTGGACTATAGAGAGACAGAGTTAATACCTTTGCCCGATTCGTTTGGTAATCTACAAGAGATGACCAGAGGTGGACTAGCAAAGGGAGAACTAACATCTATCATTGCACATACATCTATCGGTAAGACTACAATTCTTAACGAACTTATCTATCACTTCGCTACTGAAACAGAAGAGAAGATAGGTTGCTTTATGGTTGAGGATAGTATAGATGAAACATTAAGGAAGGTTGTGTCTGTACATAGAGAGCAGAACCTACAGTTACTCAGACCAGATGAGTTAGATGTTGATGGTGTGATGGAAGATGCAGTTGAGATAGGATTTGGTAGTAAGGTCCAACTGTATGATGATGGTGGTGGTAGTATAGATATTGATGAGATGTTCTCCAAGATAAGATACTTTATCAAAGGTCTTGGTTGTACTGTCATACTTGTTGACCCACTACATACTGCTATCAAGAATCTATCTAACGATAACATTGAAGAAGTAATGGATAGGTTTATTAAGTTATGTAAAGAAACTAAAGCGTGTATAATCTTATCAACACATACTCGTAAACCAGATGATGGTAACAACCCACATAAGATTAGTGAGTATGATGTGAAAGGTAGTGGTGCTATACCACAAGCGTGCCATAACAACATACTATTCTCTAGAGATAAGTTAGCAACAGATGACTACGAGAGAAACAGTATCAGGATTAGAGTACCTAAGCTCAGACGTACAGGTCAGACAGGTGAAGGTGGTTGGGCGTGGTACAACAGTATGAATGGTAGACTAGAGAAAGGACACGAACCAATCTCAGGAGAAGATAATGATTTTTAGTTGTGATATTGAAGCAGATGGTATCAACCCTACTCAGGTATGGTGTATCGTTGCACAAGATATACACACCAAGAACATCTTTAAGTTTACACCGGATACACTGGACCAATTTAACAGATGGTTAACTAGAGTAGACACACTTATCTTTCATAACGGTATAGCATATGATGTACCAGTATTGAAGAGACTACTACATACTGACTTCACTAAGATACAGATAGAAGACACTATGATTATGTCACAGATTACTGACCCTCGTAGAGATGGTGGTCACAGTCTAAGAAGTTGGGGTGATAGATTAGGGTATGATAAGGGAGACCACGAAGACTGGTCACAGTTTAGTCAAGAGATGTTAGACTATTGTGTACGAGATGTAGAGATAACAACTAAAGTTTATCTGATGTTAAAAGATAAAGTAAAAAACTATAGGGACGCACTACAATTAGAGTATGACATCAAACGAATCTGTGTTGAGCAGGAAGAGTATGGTTGGTACTTTGATAGTAAGAAAGCAACGGAGGTATTATATGATATTAACGAAGAACTTAAGAAGGTCGAAGACGAAGTCCTCGCTACTTTCAAACCACTCAAGACTTGGATACCAAAGACACCAGTCAAGAATAGATTCAAGAAGGATGGACGCAGGACATCTGCATATCAAAGAGAAGTTGACTTGGGTTGTCATAAGAATGATGATGGTGAGTATGGTTACTTTACACGTGTTCGCTTTAATCTTAATAGTAGACAACATATTGGAAGGCATCTTATAAATGCTGGATGGAAACCTACTGAGTTTACTGAGACAGGTCAACCTAAGATAGATGAGAAAGTATTAGCTGATGTAGATATACCAGAAGCTAAACTTATTAACAGATACCTTATGTTACAGAAGCGTAAGGGTCAGGTGGATAGTTGGTTGGAGGAGTATAACAGAGAAACTAATTCTATCCACGCTAGAGTACACACGATAGGTACAGTTACCAACAGGATGTCATCATCTAACCCCAACTTACAGCAAGTTACTGCAAGTAACAAAGAGTTTGGTAGTGAGATGAGAAGTCTATTCACTGTACATCCAGGCAACGTACTAGTTGGTGCGGACTTAGCTGGTCTAGAGTTGAGATGTCTAGCACACTATATGAATGATGAGGAGTATACAAATGAAATACTACACGGAGATATACACACAGCAAATCAACTGGCTGCAGGACTTCAATCAAGAGATAAGGCGAAGACATTCATTTACGCTTTCTTGTACGGAGCGGGTGATGAGAAGGTCGGAAGTATTGTCGGAGGAACAAAAGCAGATGGCAGAAAACTTAAGGCAGACTTCCTCTCTAATACGCCAGCACTTAAAACTCTACGAACAAGGGTTGAAGGAGCTAGTAGACGTGGATACATCAAAGGACTAGATGGTAGACAGATACCAGTTAGGTCTGCCCACTCAGCACTTAACTTCTTACTACAATCTGCTGGTGCTATCATTGCTAAGCGTGCTTGGATTATCTTTCATAACAAATGTAAGTTACCATTCAAACAACTTGGTGTGATACACGATGAGATACAGGTAGAGTGTAGACCAGAAGATGCAGAAGAGATTGGTCAATGTATTGTAGATAGTATGAAAGCAACAACAGACTACTACAAACTAAGATGTCCGATAGATGGTGAATATAAAATAGGGAGAGATTGGAATGAAACACACTAACTTCCTAAGAAAATGTAATACTTGTGGACTTGAAGCACATACTAAAGAAGACCTAGAGTTGTTTGCGTACAAAGAAAAAAATAAACACAATAGAATAAACAAATGTAAAAATTGTAAAAACAAATATGATAGAGACAGAAGAAGAAACAAACCAGAATCTTACTATTTGACTAATAAAAAATACAGATTAAAAAAAATATATAATGTTTCTGTCGAAGACTATAATAAAAAAATGTCAACTTCAGATTGTTGTGAAATTTGTGGAACTAAAGAAAATCTATGTTACGACCATTGTCACGATACTATGAAATTTAGAGGGGTATTGTGTAAAAGCTGTAACAAAGGATTAGGTATATTTGAAGATAACCTAGAAGGTATAAACAAAGCACTAGAGTATTTAAGGAGAGCAAATGAAAGATAATATCAACCCTAACCACTACAAACAAGGGAACATAGAAACAATTGAATATATTTTGGACCAAAAGATGAATTACTTGGAAGGAAATGTGGTAAAATATATATCACGTTACAAGAAGAAGAATGGTCTTGAAGATTTACACAAAGCAAAGTGGTATTTGGAGAGACTAATCAAGGAGTATAAATGAAAACTATTGATACAGTAGTAAGAGATGTGTACAACTTAATGTTGACACAGGAAGTAGAAGGTGACCTACAAAAGGTTGCTGATACTATAGGTAAGGAAGTTAGTGAAGCAGTAGTAGATGCACTAACACCAAGAGAAAAGCAGACACACCTTCGTATGTCAGGCATTGGTAGATGTGAGAGAGCACAGTGGTATCAATGCAAAGGCTATGATGCTGAGGAGATTGAGGGTAATGTCTATCTTACATTCCTTACTGGACACATTATGGAAGCAGTGATACTAGGGTTGGTTGAGTTAGCAGGACATACTGTCACTAACAAACAAGCAAAGCATACACTAGAAGGTATCAATGGTTCACAAGATTGTCATATAGATGGTGAGTTAGTTGATGTGAAGACAGCAAGTGCTTGGTCATATGACAATAAGTTTGCTGAAGATGGAATCAAGGAAGATACATTTGGTTACATCAAACAACTATCAGCTTATGGTAAGGCAGAAGGTAAAGACTCTGCTTACTTCCTTGCTTACAATAAAAATAAATCAGAGATGAAACTATGTAAGCAAGAACTTGAGACAGACATTGATACATTCATCGTTGACCTCAAGGCTAAGATGGAACTAGACACACCTCCAATGAGAATAGCTAAAGCCACATCATTCGAGAAGTCTGGTAGGGAAAGACTATCTATGACCTGTTCATTCTGTGGATACAAAGAACACTGTTATGATGGACACCTAGAGGC